CGTATTTAGTGTGCCTGCTTCCGCTGACGCTAAGTTGGACATGAGCACGTGCATTAAGTTGCTTGCCAGTAACTTTCCCACTACTACCATTACTCCTACAGATGTAGGTGATCGCGTATTATCCTATTTGTATTCCCCGAAGTACATCCCTATTACTGTATTTACTACCTCTAGTAGTAAAGTACCAACTGTGAAAACGACGTTTGCGCCTTCCATTCCCCATGAAGGTATTAAATTGCTAGCAGTAGAGGCTGCTCGTGCTACCGCACCAGAAATGGTCCGCTATGCCGAGGGGTCATATATTAGTACTGCTCCTACCGAAGCTAATCTGTCTGCCCTTAGGGACAAGATGTGCAAGACCGGTACAGTATACAATGCAGACCCTCGTATTTTCAAAGCAGTTAGTGCCGCACTGCTCCATGAATTCAATGTTACTCAATGGAAAATGTATGCAACCACTGATTCCTGGGCTCCTTATAGCCTTAATTTCAACCCGAACAGTGGCGTTGGTTTTCGTCATTTTGAACTCATGTTTGCTAGGAATAAACGTAATATGGGCCCCTTTGCTTGCCGTGTAGTTGAACGCTACCTAGAACTTGTTAGACAAAATATAGGTTGTAGCGAGGAGTTAATCCCCCCGCCTATGACAACTTATACTGCTAAACCGGAAGTTAGATCTGTTGATGATCCTCCTGGAAAAGTCCGCCTTATTTCTATGCTTGGTTTAATCCACGATTTTATCTCTAAGTTATGCACGCTTCCTTTCATGCGTTGCTTGGAGAAATGGATCGGGTGCCTTATAGGTACCAGTATCTGGTCTTCTATGGTATTCATGATGATGCGTGCCATGAAGGTTAAGGAATGGATGAATATGGACGCTCACACTCGTGGTGAGGATATAGACCCTGATGACCCTTCTGTTTGGGGCTATATCACAATAGACATTTCTGGTCATGACATGTCCTACTCTCCTGTAGGTTTGTTCATGTATTTGCTTATGCGATTATTTTGTGTCGACTTTCAAAGTGTCCCTGATGAAGAGGCATTTGCTGAGATATTTGCTGTAGAATTTGCTGGCGTAAACGCTAAAACCGTTCAGTGGTTTGGTGGGTACTACTACATGGTGCTAGGCATCATGGCTAGTGGATGGCTAGGTACATCTCATATCGCTACACTTATGACCATACATAGTATGTACATGGCGCTATTCTCAATTTACCTCAAAGCTGGTTTGCATCCAAAGGCTGTTTTTACTGAGTTTCGACTCGTAGCTTATGGAGATGACATAGTTTTGAAGTACAGATTAGAACGACAGGACTTGCTTGGCGACGGACAATATCCAGCCAAGCTTGCTGACGAGCTTAAGGTATTGGGACTTACAGTTAAGGGCAGTGAAACACAGCTCCTAGCTCCTTTACCTAAGCACGTGGACCGCTTTTTTACTCATATTAAGAACGACAAAATTCTCTCTGGAGGAGTTCACATCCTTCAGAGATATTTTGTAAAGTACGATGCTAGACACAACCCTATGCATCCTGATGCTACTAACTACCATTACATATTGCCTTGGCGCAAAACCGAGGCCTATGCCACCAAAATGTCGATGGACGCTTGGGGCTTTGCTGGTAAAGCAGGTAGATTGGATGACACTCCATTCGACCCTTATGTAATGGCTTATGTTAAAGCGTTTGGATTACTCTGCGATGCGGGACCAAACCGCACTGCTCACAAAATGATCAAAGCATTTATGCGTAAGTTGGAGGAAGCAAAACCGGGTGTTTCCCTTGTTGCCGAGCGTGCCCCTAGAGGCGAGCTTGAAGAGGCACTCAAGAAACTTTCTCCCGATGCTATGGATCGTTTTGGACCGCTCATTAGAGCGGTACTTACATTACCTGATAACAAGACGTATTTGCTCGTTGTCAGTAGTATCGTTACTAGCTTGACTGTTCGTGAGTTAAAGAAACCTGAAATTTATTTTGCTAATGTCGCAGATAAGAATGATAAAGCCAATAAAGGCGAACCCTATATTAAAGATCAAACCGTAATATATAAGTAACTGGATGGGCTTGAATGCTTGACTAA